CTCTTCTATTTCTTGTTCTTTTAAGTAAACTTCTGCTTCTTCTTTTGTTTCAAAAACCTTTGAACCTACTTTGTACTGTTTGATTTCTTCTAGTTTCATTTTTATACCTCTTTAAATTACTGGATTCGCTGGGAGAGTTTCTAAAACTTGGATACCCTCAGTGCTTAATAACAAAGTCATAGCATCTACCCCAACCTTTGGAACATAAGCTAGTTCTAAAGTTTCTTTGTTAAGTAGATAAACCTTATAGTCACGTTCTAAGTGTGCTTTTTGAATAGCATAAGCACTCACTTGCTCCAAAGAATCAAATTTTAAAATTTGAACTGTGTAAGTGAATACCCCTAACTCCTTAAGTAATACCTCTAGTGTTTGAGGTGTCTCAATTACTAATGTTGGTGCCAATGTAAATTTAATTGGTTTCATATTACCACCCATTTCTAAGTTATATTCTTTATTATATCAATTATATCAAAAATAACTTAATTTGTCAAATATAAAGAGTGAAATCTGTTGATTTCACTTAATCTAAAACTTCTACATAATTTACTACAAACTGAGCAAAGGCTTTTCCTTCTGCTTGTGCTTCAAATAAGTAACTAGAGTAATCGTCTCGATTGAAGAAACTGTCCCTCACTTGTAGCAACAAGTCCATAGAGTCTACTAAACGAGCTAAATCAGGTAACTTCTCACAAGCTAAATCAACTAAAATCTCTGGAACTTTATCTTCTGAGGATACCACTCCTAACAACTCTCTTGACCAAACATGAATCTGTTTATGCTCTTCCTTATCTAACGAAATGATAAACATATATTAAACCTACCTTTACTTCAATAATTCTTTCAAAATAGCAGCAATAACAGGTGGACTCACTGAATTACCTGCTTGCTTATACATCTGATTCCTACTTGTACCACAATCTTGAATATTTTTCACAAACTCTAGTGGATACCCTTGCGCTAAGAAACACTCAGTCTCAGTTAATTTTCTTACCCTTAAACCTAAGTCATCAGACACTAAAATGCGAGGAGACTCATGACGAGCAGTTATCGTAAGAGCCAATCCTCTAAATGAGTGGAATCTACGATGTTGCTCTAAGTTCTTGTGAATTTCTCTAGGTAACATACCTATACGTAAAATATAATTACTTCTTGGTAAAGTTAAACCAAAATCAAACTCTTTCAAATAGTGTACGTCAGACGGTTTAGTTATCTGATAATAAGGTTCTTCTATAGACGTTCCTAGTATATCTTCTAAAACTACGTCTTTATCCACAACATTTAAAGAGTTAAATACATTAAAACTAGGAAACTGAGGTTGACCTAACTCAGATAACTTAACTTTATTCAAATTCTGTTTCAATTTATCTACTTTACTAGACCACTTATCAGACTCAAACGATTCTTGTTCTCCACCAAGGATACCACAAATAAAGGTTCGCTCTCTGCTTTGAGGTACACCGAAGTCTTTAGAGTTTAAAACCGTAAAATCAAGAACATACCCTAAATCCTTTAACGAACTTAGAATAACCTCAAAAGTAGTACCTTTATCGTGGCTTATCAAATTCTTCACATTTTCTAACAGAAAGTACTTAGGTTTCTTCTCTTTCAAAATACGCAAAACATCAAAGAACAATGTACCCCTAGTATCTTCAAAACCTTTTCGTTGACCTGCAATCGAAAATGCTTGACAAGGAAAACCACCAACTAACAAATCATGGTCTGGTATATCTTTCTCATTTACCTGTGTAATGTCACCAATTAAGATACTACTATCAAAATTTGCCCCATAAGATTGTTGTGCAAACTTATCAATCTCAGAAGCAAAAACAACTTTATGTGGGATATTTGCTAAACGCAAACCCTCTTCAAAGCCACCGATACCACTAAATAAGGAAACTACTCTTAATTCACTCAATTTACACCTCTTCACTAGCAACTAAAGTCATAGGCTAAAAATTTACCATTCATCAACGGAATGTAAACCGTACCACTATAAACATGTCCAAAATCTGCTTGCGTTACATAATAAGCATTGTTATATTCACTACCTTCATAGTAATAACTTGATTTATCCACAATGTTAGTGAACCGATAATTACTACAGTACCCACTAAAACCACTTGTGTACTCAACGTCCCACTCCCCGTTATATTCACTTACAAATCTATACAATTCAACACAGTCAGCTAAATTCTCAGAGGCATTCCGTTGGGTTACTGTTGGATACATAACTATGTTTTCACCCACACCATCAGAATCAAGCTCATAATGAATGTCAAAAATACCATCTAAGGTATCTTGTCTTTTATGCAAACTAGAATATCTCCGAATCAAATCTTTAATTCGTTTCGGTAGAATTATCCCCTTTTGTTGCTTTTTCTTCTGTCTCTTGTTCATCTTTTGCCACTACTACCTTTTCAATCCTCTCCTTAGCAATCTCAAAGTACTGCTCAGTTGAGTCCATTCCAATAAAATTACGATTCAAGTTCACACAAGCAACACCAGTTGAGCCACTACCCATACAGTTGTCCAAAACTAAATCCCCCTCATTGGAGTATGTCTTAATTAACCACTCCAACAAAGCAACTGGTTTTTGAGTAGGGTGGTAGTTCTCTCTGTTGATCCTTAGCGAAAACTTGAACACTCAGTGGATACCGCTCAGTTGAGTCGTAACCTTCTGCTGACTCACCATAAAAATTGTAATTCGAGTCTTTATTATCCACTTTGAGTTTTTGTCTCTCAACAGACTTTGCTCGACTTTCCTTACTTGAAACCTTTCTTGGATGCCCTTGTGTCATTTGAGGGTTGTAAGTTGGTAACTTCTTATAGAAAACCAAAATATTCTCATGCGCCTTCATAGGCATTTTCTTAGCATTTAGAAAACCTGTTGGAGCAGTCTTTTGCCAAATAATCTCATATCTCAAATTTTTGAGGTTCGATACCCCTAAAACCTTGTCAAACGGAGTTTGAGCAAATAACAAAATCGCACCACGTTCTTTAATGACACGGTTATATTGTTCCCACAACAACTCTAAGTCAATCACGCTATCCCACTTGTTTCTTGTCGTCCCATAAGGTAAATCACATAAAATCAAGTCTACACTCTTATCTTCAAGAGACTTCATTAAGTCTAAACAATTACCTTGTTGTAAATCAATTACACTAACCATCGCCTAAAACACTCAAAGGAACCCTCGTACCCTCAATCCTTTCTTTCGCAAGTTTAAAGTAGTCCTCATTCAACTCCATGCCAATAAAGTCTCTACCTAATCGCTTACATGCAACTCCAGTCGAACCTGAACCCATACAGTTATCCAAAATCAAAGCACCTTTACTTGTATAAGTTTTTATTAAATACTCCAATAACGCTACTGGTTTCTGCGTAGGATGTAACTTCTTGCTATCGGGTTTGAAATCAATCAAGGCTTTAGGATACCGTTGACCTGTATTAACTGTTGTTACAGACTCAATTTTAGAACGAACTGTAGAGTTATTCTTATCTTGTTTCTGTTTCCCTGATTTACTTGTGTATGGAGTACCCTCAGTCATAATAGGATTATACTCCATATTATTTCCTTTTTTACTGTAACTTGCAGCGCAGTTACTAAAAACCATAATATCCTCATAGTTCTTACTTGGTTGGTATTTCACATTTAAAAAATTAGCACCTCTAGGTTTAACCCATTTCCAATCGTATTTATACATAGCTAAATTACTTGTACGAACTACACTTGAAAAGGGTTCACTACCAAATAATACAACAGTACCTGTAGGTTTTAGAACTCTATTGTATTGTTCCCATAACTTATCCATAGGAATTACAGAATCCCAACTACAAGCAGAAGTACCATACGGTAAATCACACAGAATTAAATCTATACTGCTTTCTTCAACTTCCTGCATAAGTTCTAGGCAGTCACCTTGTTTTAAATAAATAGAACTCATAAGTTAAACCATACCACCTAAATAAACAACGGAATCTGGTGACAGATAAATTGAAAGAGGATTATCAGAACAATAACCATAACCATTCTCAAAATGCAAAGGCGAACTATCATCATACCAATACTGACCACCTTTATATCCCTCAAAACGTCTACCTGAACTCAAATCATCAAGGGCATCTGCTAATGTTGAAATAGGTACAAAGTCAGAATTCATATCAAAAAACAGGGCTGGCTCAGAATAGATGCCCCTCCAAGAGCCATAACCTTTCAACGGACGAACCATCAAAGGTAAAGTTGTTAAATACTTACAATATTTTATATCCATTTTTAACTCCGTATTTCATCTAAATTTAATTTAGTATAACATAAAAACCCTTGAAAGTCAAGGGTTTACTAACGTTTAAATACTTCTATAAAAACTTAAGTTGTGTGTTTCTAAAATAATCACTTACTAGTAATTTACCATTCGTTAAAAACTGAACCAGGGAACTTTTTTCAACAAAGGAAGAATTAGCACCAAAAACTTGAACATACCATTCTTTAAAGAAAGAGAAATGTTTCTGCACTAAGTCCGTTGTCAGTGCTTGTTTAACTAAATTAAACTTAGAGTAATCTAACGATAAACTTTCGTAAGGTAAATCAAAACTAGTTTCATTATGTAAAAAAGTAACGACTAAATCATAAGATAACCCACTAAAATAAGCAATTTGTGAAGGTAAACTCAACTGAGAAACTTCAATATAAGAACTACTAGGTACAATATCCTCATACACCGTATTATCCTCAATGTACTGATTTGACATAGTATTTTTTGAGGTAAGTGACAAATTGTTGAACATATCGAGTATCCTCACTTTCATAAAAATTCTTCAAATGTTTCAAATATGTACCTTCTGCTGAAAGTTTAGGTAAATACATAATGCAACCTAAATCAAAAGCATTAAATAGATAATTTAAAAACAAGTAAGAAGTTCGTTTATTACAATCATGGAAGAACTGTCGCTTCATCAAGTATAGATAAAATTGTAAACATTTATCTACTTTCTGCTCTACAGAACTAGCAGAATTAAGAAAATGAAGTAAAGTCTCAAGATGATACCCAAATTCGTTTAAGGCATCATTTCTACTCATACAAGGTGGAATATAAGAAGAACCTGAAATTTTAACCTCATAAGTCTCAGACCTAAAGTAACCTTCTAAATATCTGTAGTTAGTTACTTCATCAGAGATGATTTCATGTAAATCTTCTAAAATAGTTTTGGTGAAAGTATGAGCTTGACAAACCCAATCCCAAGCTCGATTTAAGTTCACTACTTCTTTCATTTGTACAAACCCAAGTTTTTGCACAACTCCTTTGTTTATAATAGTTTCAGTATCTAACTTAGAAAGCATGTACCCTTCTAAAACAGTAGACCTACGAACTAACTCTAAGCGATTATTTGAAACGTATTGTTGAAACGAACTCACCATATCAGTTAAACCTCTTTCTTTTTAAAATCCTTGCCAAAGTAAATCCATTTTAACATAATTACACTAAATTATCAAGAAGCAGAAACTTAGTATCAACCATTATAAGCAGTCAAATTTTAGAATAACTCGATTTAAGTTAGAGCTATAAACCCTCAACTCTAAAGGAGAAACTTCACTTAAAAGTTGATTAAACTCAGAAAGGTAGCGATTTGCCAACTTATCCATTCGTCTTCTTAAAGTTCCTTGTTGTGGGAAAAACTCAGAATAAATTACAGAAAGTGGAAACCAAGCTTGATACCCCGACTGTGTAGTGGTTAGGGTTAAATTATAGTTCTCATCTACTGCTAGATACAAAATTTGGTACTTGTGATCCCCTCTAAGATAACGAAAGCTTTTATTCAACTCTGGTGCAGAGAGATAAGTCGTAATCTCATAAGGAGTTTGAGAATAACTCAAAACTTCCCTCAGTATATCCGTCCGTTTAGGACGTTCCCACAAGTCCATAACAAACGCTAAATCACGTTCTTCTTTTGTTTTGAATAGTTTAAACATCTAACCTACTCCCTCAAATCATTCATTTTCTTTATTATACCAAAATAAATAGAATTTGTCAAAATAAAAAGAGAGGTAACACCTCTCTTCTAAACTATAGTTTACTCTTCAGGATTACCTGTAAATTTGTAGTAGTACAGGGAAGCTCCCGATAGATTAGTTTTGTAATTAAACTTAAGATACCCTTGCTTAATGTATTTCTCCGCTTTAACTTTCGATAATTGTGGAGAAATCCTTTGCCAACCACTTTGATATTGTTGACTTACTAACAAATAACAAGCACCATTAAACAAAACATTATCACTCTCCGTGATTGTATAAGTTCTACGACCAATCTTTAACTTAAAAGGTTCAAACCCCATAAAACACACCTCTTTCTTTTACTTCAACCCAACGACCTTTTTCGCCATCTTATCAACTGTTTGGTTAATCTTCAATCCGCGGTGACCCCTAACCCAAATAAAGTCAATCTCTTCAATACCACTTTCTTTTGCTTTTTGTAATAAATAAGCGTGGTATTTTCCAACAGGTTTCTTCAAAGAAGTACCCCAACAAGCTTGTTCATTGACCTTTACAGACTTAGGAGCAGTCCAACGGAAGATACCCTCGTAATCGCAAACTACAGTTATCTTACTAAGTTGGCGCTTAATCGCATCTTCAATAGCTAAACTAAAACCACAAACCTCTCCTGCTACATTTCTTGAAGCTGCAAACTGAGGTTTATTGTTGGCGATTGCTTGAGCATCCAATAAAACTCCGTTTTCATAGCAAGCAAAAGCACCACCGTAAGTTTGAGTCTGTGTATTAAAAGAACCGTCAATGGAGTAGACGAACCCCTCGATACCCCAAAGAAGTGGATCAGAATCTTCTGCCATTCTAATTGTTCCTTTTATTCCACTTTCTGAAACATAAGGAACAATCTCAGAAGTTTTATTCGTGGATAAGACAGGTTCTTCTCCTCTCAAATAAGCGTCTGCTTGCTCTTTGGTTGGAAAGCTCTTAAATTCGACACCTTTTGCGTCTTTTACAACCTTTTCGCAATCAGACCAATTTTCGAAGATTTGATTGGTGTTGCGGACTGCGTAGTATTTCTTTTTCTTACTCATTTTCTACCTCGTGAGATTTAACATAGCGCCAAATCAAGCAAAAAGCTAAAGTGGAGATGAGTGCATATATGTAACCGACTGCATCAGCCCAATCAGAGGACAGAGATGAAATCACACCTAAACCAATAACCAAACCAACTCCTACTTCCATTGTGAAATTTGAAATTGCATTCAAATCACTGTCTTTGAGTTTAATGATACTACGAAATAAGGGAACTAAACGAGGAATCCCAAAATATAGCACATGAATAACCCAAAGAATAGCAAAACCAATCAGTAAACCTAAGTTGAAAATATTGTTTAACTCTGAATTGAAATTCATAGTCAACTCCTTTCTATATCAAATAAGGAAATAAGCTAATTTACCAAAACCCTTCTTAACCTCTTTAAAACCATAAGTTTTATAACTGCGAGACCACATTTCAGCAATATCAAGTAAAATCAGCAAAATAGATACCCAAAGATGAAAATTAGACACTGTAATTCCATAATAAAGTTCATAAACTACAACAAAATAAAAGATAGAAAGAATCGTTTTTAAAACAAAACGAACTTTAACGTAATAACGCATATACCTTTTTGTATTACTCCAATACATAAGACCCAAACAGACAAAATAAAAGAAAGCAACAGTTGTTAGGTGAATTGCTCTTAATAATAAAATCCATGTAATCATCTAATCACCCTCTCTCAACATAAACCAACCATATAGGCAAACTAGGTAAAACCACAGTAACCCATCAAAAGTGTAAAGTAACTTAGACTCTGCTATTCCTAACTCTTTCGCTACATAAAACAAAGCAATTAAGCCGAGTGTATAAAGGATAGTTACAAGAATAGCGTTAAATATATCAGTTGAAGACACTTTAAACTTAGTTTGCAAATGTGGAATTGCATATACAAATCCTAAAACAAAGAAATTAGTTAGGTAAAGTAAAAGAATACCACTAGATAAAACTTGAATCATATTAAGACCCATCTCTCTCACTAGCAATCAACAACTCTAAATATTTGTCAATAATAGCAACACACTCTTTGAAAATACGCTCATTGTTTAAACTCATTGTTAAGGTTTGAGCTGTTCTAAGTACCCCCAGTTGTTCTTCTGACAAGTCTGAGAAGTTCTCTCTAGTAACTTCAGGTGCTAACTCCAAATACTCATAAACACTCAGTTTAGGAGCACACAATGCTAGGTACTTATAAGACTGTTTAGCTTTCTTCAACCAACGTTTAGCTTTCTCCAAATCTTGGAGACCTCCTTTATGTTTATAACGAATCACATATTCCACCACTGTTCCAATCGTATGAGGGAACAAAGAAAAAGTCGTGAAATCCCATGCTTCAACTTTATTCTCATTATATCGACTTGGATGTTTCAATACTTCATTTTCAACAAACTTCTTTGTCATTTAAGTCTAAACCACCTATCTAAATTTCTTTAAGTATAACATAAAAACCTTTTAAAGTCAAGGGTTTAAACACTTTAATAATAAAAATTACCGTATGGGTCTCTTTTGAAAGCCTGCCAAGATGTAACTTTAGCTTTTGCAATTTGCGACTCATAGTTTAAGGAAAGTAATAATTTACCAGAGGGATACGAGAAGTACATTGGTGAATCTTTATCTACCACTGCTACTTTACACCCATAATGATTGCTATAACCAAATTGGAGAACTTCTTGTACTG